GTAATCATCGTATCTACGCCACACGGTATGAACCACTTCTACCGTATGTGGCATGATGCGGAAAAAGGAAAGAATGAATATATACCAACAGATGTTCACTGGTCGGAAGTCCCTGGTAGAGATGATGAGTGGAAAGAAACCACCATCGCAAACACGTCGGAGCAACAGTTTAAAGTTGAATTTGAATGCGAATTCCTAGGATCTGTTAATACTCTTATCAATCCAGCAATTCTTAAAAATCTCATTTATGAAGACCCTATCCAGAAGAACGCTGGTCTTGATGTTTATGAGCAAAGCAAAGAAGAACACAATTATCTCATTACTGTTGATGTTGCTCGTGGTTTGGGCAATGATTATTCTGCATTTATCGTTGTTGACATCACAGAGTTTCCTTATAAGATAGTTGCCAAATACAGGAACAACGAAGTAAAACCAATGTTGTTCCCCAATATTATTCAACAAACTGCGAAGGGATATAATGATGCATGGGTATTAGTAGAAGTAAATGATATTGGAGAGCAGGTAGCAAATATCTTACACTATGACCTTGAGTATGAAAATATGCTCATGGCAGCAATGAGAGGTCGTGCTGGTCAGGTTGTTGGTCACGGATTCTCAGGTAAAAAATCGCAGATGGGAGTTAGAACAACGGCACAAGTTAAAAAACTTGGTTGTTCTAATCTTAAGACTCTTATTGAAGATTTCAAACTTCTTACCCTTGATTATGAAATAATCTCAGAGTTGACCACATTTGCTCAAAGACATAATTCTTTTGAAGCAGAGGAAGGTTGTAATGATGACCTGGCAATGTGTCTCGTTATTTTTGCGTGGTTGGTAGCGCAAGACTATTTTAAAGAGATGACAGATAATGATGTTCGTAAGAGAATATATGATGAACAAAAAAATCAAATTGAACAAGATATGGCACCATTTGGATTTCTAGATGATGGCATTAATGATATGGCATCTTTTACTGATGATCAAGGTGACCGTTGGCATACGGACGAATATGGTGATCGTTCATATATGTGGGACTACATGTAATGGACTTAGATGATCAGATTGAATTAGAACACATACTTTTAACTGAACGTAAATGTAGAGTCTGTGGTAAAGTTAAAAATTTAATTGATGGTTTTTATTTGACAAGAAAAGGAAGAGGTGCTTTACCATCGGCATACTCTTATGAGTGCAAGTCTTGTACTATTGAAAGAGTAAAGGATAATAAAAGGTGTAGTAATGTTTGGGAATATCCAGATTGGTAAGGTTCACGCATCGTTTCCCCGCTGAAAAGCGTCTTTTTAATAAATAATTTCAGAAATATTCTGGACCAAGGAGACCGAAAAGATGCCTCTAAACTTAGCATCTCCTGGAATTGTAATTAGAGAGGTTGACCTTACAGTAGGAAGAGCAGATGCCACTAGCGGTGCCGTTGGTGCTCTGGTTGCACCTTTCGCTAAGGGACCTGTTGAAGATCCAATTCTCATTACCGATGAGGGTGGATTATTAAAGACTTTCGGAGAGTCTTACAATAGCAGTAAGCACTACGAGTACTGGATGGTAGCATCTTCGTACCTTGCTTATGGCGGAAACATGCGTATCGTCAGAGCAGATGACGATAACCTTACTAATGCTTTTGTTGGAACTGCCAGCAGCATTAAAATCAAGAGTACCGAACATTACGGTCAACTTGGTTACCAAGACAACGCTATCACTAACGTAACCTTTGCTGCTAAGAACCCTGGTTCTTGGGCGAATGACCTTAAGGTTGCTATTCTTGATAGTAGAGCTGACCAAATCATCTCTGGTGTTGTAACCAATACTGCTGCTCTGGCAGTTGGTTATGGTGTTACTCAGACTGTTGATGGAACTCTTCCTAAAGCAGATGGAACAACCGTAGCACTTGACGGTCACCTCAAGGGCATCATCACTGGTATTTCTGGTGATGGTAGTTCTTCTTCTCCTTATGAGATTGAAGTAAAAGTTCTCTCTCACGTTTCTGCTGCGAGTACAGAAACTGAGGTTGACTATCAGGCAGGCGGTCTTTACAAGTTTGACGCTTCTAGACTTCTGTCGTTCCATAACGGTGGATCTGGTGCTGGTACTACCACCACATTCTCTTCACCAAAAGACTGGTTTGATCAGCAAGAGATTGTACTGACTGGTCCAAACATCAAGTGGAACAACGTTGTTGAAAGACCTGGCACTTCTGACTATGCTGCTGCTAGAAACTCCAGATTTGATGAAGTTCACGTTCTTGTCTATGATGACAAGGGTCATGTAACTGGTAACGCTGGAACAATCCTTGAGAAGCACCTTGCTCTCTCTAAGGCAAAGGATGCTGAGTATTCTCTCGGAAGTCCTGCTTACTGGAGATCTTACCTGTATACCAACTCCGATAACCTCTTCGGTGGTTCGGCACCTGCTGGTATTGTAACATCTCACTTCAGCACTGGTTTCACTCAAGGTTCTGATACTGGTTGGGATCAAAACGCTCAAGGCATCAAGTTTGCTGGTATTGGCAACACGACCCTGACTCTGGGTGGTGGTAAAAACTATGATGATGGCACTGACACTTCAGCAACTAACGCATTCGCACCTGAACTGAATAAGTTGGTATCTGGTTATTCTCTCTTTGAGAATGCTGACAATTATGAGGTTGATTTCCTCCTCATGGGTTCTGGTAACCACACTGAAGCAAAAGCACAAGCACTTGCTAACAAGTTGATTGCTGTTGCTGAGGCAAGACAGGATGCTGTTGCATTCATCTCTCCTTACAGACAAGCATTCCTCAACGATAGTTCTGTCGGAACTGTAACTGTCAATAGTGACTCGACAATCACCGACAATCTCGTTGCTTTCTACGGTCCAATCACTTCTTCCTCCTACGGAGTATTTGATAGTGGTTACAAGTACATGTATGACCGTTTCAACGATACCTTCCGCTACGTCCCTCTGAATGGAGACATCGCTGGTCTGTGTGCTAGAAACGACCTGACTCAGTTCCCATGGTTCTCTCCTGCTGGTACTGCCAGAGGCGCTATCCTGAACGCAGTCAAACTGCCATACAACCCAAGCAAAGTACAAAGAGACACACTGTATTCTAACAGAATCAACCCTGTCATCTTCTCCCCCGGCGAAGGAATTGTCCTCTTCGGAGACAAGACCGGCATGGCAAAATCATCTGCCTTTGATAGAATCAACGTCCGTCGTTTGTTCATCTATCTTGAAGATGCTATCTCTGCTGCCGCAAGAGATCAACTCTTTGAATTCAACGATGAAATTACGAGAACTAATTTCGTAAATATTGTTGAACCTTTCCTCCGTGACGTTCAGTCTAAGAGAGGCATCTTTGATTATGTCGTTGTTTGTGATGAAACAAACAACACCGCTGCCGTCATCGACAATAATGAGTTTGTTGCTGACATCTTCATCAAACCTAACAGATCTATTAACTTCATCGGTCTCACCTTTGTCGCTACTAGAACTGGCGTCTCGTTCAGCGAAATCGTCGGTAACGTCTGATAAAGTCTCATATTATTAATCACTTAGAGGTTAACTCAAATGGCAACTAGAAACCAACTCAACCCACCCCCACTAAGAAAGATTACTGACTTCAAGAGCAAGTTATCTGGTGGCGGTGCACGTTCAAATCTGTTTGAATGTGAACTTTCTTTCCCTGATGCCGTCTCGGTTGAAGGACTGAACGATATCCTCAATAAGGCAAGATTCTTGACAAAGGCAGCAAACCTGCCTGCCTCGAATGTTGCCCCTATTGAGGTTCCATTCAGAGGAAGAATGCTTAAGATTGCAGGTGATCGTACTTTTGACACCTGGACAATCACCGTTATCAACGACACTGATTTCTCCATCCGCTCTGCTTTTGAGAAATGGATGAACACAATCAACCGTGTTTCTGATAACACTGGTGTAACCAACCCAGCAGATTATCACGCTGATGCCTATGTCTATCAACTTGATAGAAACGGCGATACCCTGAGAAAGTATCACTTCTATGATGTGTTCCCAACTCAGGTAACTGCTATTGAACTTGGATATGACCAAGGTCAGAACATCCAAGAATTCCAGGTTGAACTTCAAGTCACCTGGTGGGAAGCAGTTAGAGGCAGTGGTGCTAATTCTGGCGGGGAAAACATCAACTAAATAGTCAATAATAAGTCAACAGTTTTATAAGATGGCTCGCCTTTTTGGTTTTTCACTTGATGATGTAATTAAGAAGTCACCTACGGTTATCTCCCCCGTTCCTCAAAATAATGAGGACGGGGTTGATAATTATATTAGTAGTGGATTTTATGGTTCTTACCTTGATATTGAAGGTGTCTACAGAACTGAACATGACCTGATCAAAAGGTATCGTGAAATGGCACTTCATCCTGAAGCGGATGGTGCTATTGAAGATGTTGTAAATGAAGCAATCGTTAGTGATCTATACGATTCTCCAGTAGAAATTGAACTCTCCAATTTAAACTGCA